CGAAACACAACACACACAACACTAACAAACAGTTTACACCAAACACACCACATGAAGTCACGCTTCTCTAGGGACGCACGTCACCGTGCGAAACCTAGGGCGACAAGGCTACACAAAACCACAACTGACTTGAACGATGAGTTCGATGAGTCACCAATGGAGGCACAAACCTTGCACAAATCCACAGTGCGAGAGTACATTCCCAAAGTGCCACAAACCTGGGCCGAGGACGTTGAGTCCAAAGTCAAATCTGACCGCGCCAACATTATGGGTCCGATTTTCGAAGGGTTTGAGCCAACGGTGGTCTCTAACACTCTTGACTCGTTCACGGCCGCTTTTAACAAGCGCGCCAACAGCCAGCCCGACAAGGGTCTGGACTGCACCCCTACCTTCCAAAAGAAGGCTCTCAAGTTGTGGGACGACTTTTACAGTCGTATGCCTGCGTTTGACTCATTCGACGTCACAGAACACGATTTTGATCGTTGGTTAGCTAAGATGGACCAAGGAAAGCAAAAGCGTATGCTTGTCGCCAGAGAGAGGTTGGACTATGCCCTAGCGGACGCCAAGGGGATACACATCAAGGATCTCAGTCTCAAGAACGAGACCCTCTGGAAAAACGGCAACACTATCGGCAGGCTTATTTACGCCGGGACAGATGAATTTAACGTGTACAGTGGGCCCATCGTCATGATTATCATGGAACGATTGGTCACCGCGTTTTCTCTGGCCCCCCTCGGACACATCTGGATAAAATTGGCTTATAAAACCAATGACGTTGACCTCTGCGCGCACCTGGATTATCAGGAGGGAGCGCTGGCGGAGGAAGTTGACTTTACTGCTAATGATCTCTACCAACTACCCTTCGTTCGCAAGGTGGTTGCTAGAGCGATTGCAGGGGTTGGGACGCCGGGGGACTTTATTAGTTTCCTGGACGACGCTGCGGAATTCAGCGTCAGGTCCCGGGAGTTTGGCCTCTTCGCTCAGTTGGCCCATCAATTGGCAACTGGTACTACCATGACGACACCACGCAACTCCATTTGGAATGGAACCATCGAAGGCGTGTACAGTGTCGAACAGGGAAACCATGGAAAGGCAGTCATTTTGGGTGACGATTTCCTGGGTGTTTTCAAGCGCCGTTACGGCCGTGACTTTGCAGACTGGGTGAAAACCGAGACTGGCATGGTTGCAAAACACAAAACTGTTCCTCTCAACGCTGTAGCCACACTTCTCTCTCGCAGGCTTTGTTACGAAACGCCTGTACCGTGCATGATGCCCAAGCTTGGCAAGGCTTTGGCTCGTTTCAATGCACGGGCTTCCCCAGATGAGAGTATCACGGACTCGGCCTACATGGCTGGCAAAGCTTTGTCTTATGCCTACGAGTTCCGCCACTTCCCGGTGTTTAGCAAAATTTTCCTTGGTAGATACGAGCTTGAGGAGGACCGGGCTTCAGTCTCGGTCGACGAAGTATCTTGGTTCACTCGAACCTCTGGCATTGACCTTGATCGCTTGGTGGAGCTCATCTCCGCTGAAACGGTCACCGTCAGTGAGGACTGCACCAGAGAGTTCATTATGGATACTTACGGCGCTGAGTTTGGCCTTTGTGACGCCATCGACATTGCTGAGCGCATTGTCTTAAGTAAGGAAGTCACCACTGTGGAGATGCCTCCACAATTTGTTCTTGATTTGTAGAATGTAGTCACACGCTGTCCTCCTAGCACATTAGTTGAGGCGATCGACCGGCCGG